ACATTTAATGAAGAACTAACAAATACACCATTAACACCGGTAATTGTTATTGTTTGTGCACTATCATCTATTTTTAAGTAATTGGTATCGTCACCAAAGTAGTTGAAATCTGTATTACCTTTAAAGTGAATATCATTACCCGAAGGTGCTGCAGTATTATAAATTTGAAAATATCTTGCATCATTAACATCAGGTTGTAAAAATATATTTCCAATACCTTTAATTTCATTAGTTACGATTAAAGAAGAACTTATTATTTGTTCACCTATAAAAGTATTTGAACCAGTTGTTGCAAATGAACCCGTTGGTATATTTGGAATACTACCACTCAAAGTATATCTTGTATCGTATGATGATGTTAATTGAGATGAAGAACTTATTGCTCCACTTAATGATGTCAAAAATGAACCCGTTTCACTTTCAGTAATCCAACTACCACTTACACTTTCAATTGTGTTTAATCTATCCACTAATGATGATGTAGATTGCGATGAGGTATATTCATTAAACGAAGATGTTTGTAATCTTGCAGTAATTCCGTTTGTGAATGCAGTATTTAATGATGATTGCGAAGATGTGAATGAATTTAAAGAAGTTATATCAATTGAACTACTAACAAATCCAAATAATGTAATTTGTGCAGATGAAGATATAGTTCCAGCTGGTATAGATGTAGAAGAACTAATAAATCCTAATGTAGTTATTTGTGCAGATGAACTTATTACACTTCTACCTTTGATTTCAAACGAAGATGTCACCGATTCCAAAGATGCTAATCTGTCTCTATCTAATATATTAACTCTAGAAGTAACTGCATCTGCGAGGGTATCCAACTCTATTTTATAAGTTATACCACCATCTACACCAACTATTGTTGTATTTAATGATGCACTTTCTAATGCCGTTAATTCTAATATCCTTTTTCTTACGTTTGCCATTTATTATATTATTATGTCTAAACCATCTTCGGTTGTTATGATAAAACCATCTTCAGTTGCAATTGGAATATCTACCAATTTACCTATAACATATATATCATTTACTGTTATGGAATCATAATCTATATAATTATCTAATAATGTAATTACTACATTATTTCCAACTTCCTTAATAGTGTAATGTCCTGGTAAATGCAATCCATAAACTAATATTTCAAAATTTTCAGGAGATGCTCCTTCAGTTCCATAATCCAATGCTACGTTATAAATCGTAAGAGTTCCAAATCCAGTATTATCAAAAGCATCAATTATTCTAGATACCGTTCTTCCACTAAATTGTAAAATTTCATTATGAAATTCTGATATTTTATTTTTATTATTTACTAATTTAGTTGGATTTGGATTTGATTTAGAATTTGAATTAAATTTATTTGTAGTTGGTGTTTCTATATTCAATAAACTACCTGTGATGTATAAATCATCATTTAAATTATTAGGATTTATTTTTGGTATAATCCTATTTAATTTTTTCGCATTTGAATTAAATCTATTAAGCATATCGTTCTATATCACCTGTTATTTCAATATAATCAGTAGTATCCAAACCAAATTCAAAATTATTTTTTATAAATTTGATTAACAATCCTTCACTTCCTTCCTCTATTATATAATCTTCTGCCGATATATGTTGAGTGTTAATTATTACTCTCAATCTATCTTGCGTTGTTCTATATTCTATTTCTCTTAATAATTCAACAAACCTCCAACCGTTTGCTTCCCATATCGAATATGTAGGGTGATTTAAATCCTTTGGAGTTAATTCGGTATCAGCTGGTTTTCTACTAATTTTTTGAGTTATATCTAAAAGACTTCTCTTCATTACACATTTATAAATTTACCTGTTATGGAAATTTCATCTCCACTATCAACTGCAAATCCTAAATTTGCTTGAATAAAATTAATAGTTAAAGATGATGATGTTATACTTATAGAAAAGTGTGTATTATGGTAATATCGTGTACCATTTATATAAACTTTAATATCGTATGTATTATCACCAACCACTATACCACCAGTAACTACTGATATTAAAGTAGGTGGAGTTTTTATTAATTTTATCCCACCGAATGTAATGGTATTAGATACTATTGGATTTTGTATTTTACTGTTATTTAAAGAAAGAAAATCAATCAAATCTTTATTATCATAATATGGTGATGGTGTAGTTAATATACCTTCTAACCTACCAGTTCCACTTGTTACATCCGTTTCAGTTGATACCACAACTCTTTGCGTAGAAAATGATTTTTTAGTGGTATCTTCTCCGTCAAATTTTTCAGGAAGTAAATGAGCTTTAACTGATAAACTAAATTCAATTCTATTAACTCTTTCAGTGCCATCCCCAACTTCGTTTATTACATTAAAATCTCCTAAACTTGTTCTAAATTGAAATCCATTTTTATCACCCCAATATGTACCAGTATATTGTAATTGTTCTATCACCGAATTTAAATGTTCTATGTAAGAAGTCCAAACCATGCAATCATAGTTTAATTCTACATATTCTGGCATTTGAATTTTATATATTTCGTATTTTGGTTTATAATTATTTCCCAATAGTGTAAACCTATCATATCTATTATCTTTAGAATATTTTGTAATACCTTGATAAGTTACATGCCGATTTTGCATTGGCATAGTATCATCTTTAGCAATAGATGTTCTACGAATCATCATAATTGGTAATTGAAGCTTACCATTTGCATCTCTGTAAACTCCCTGTCTTCTTGCTCCATTCCATCGTTCGGAGTTTCCATATATGACAGGTATTTTTAAAGCCTTACCATTATCATCTAATGTAGGTAATGCCGTATCTTCCAAATAAGACATCATAGCATAATCAATATCAAATAAAGATACCGATTGTCTTAATTCTCCTTTTTCCTTTTTAGTTTGAAGAATTCTCTCCTGTTTTCTTAATGGATTTGTAGACATATTTTTATGTTATTCTCTTTTCAATATTAAGATTAGATTTACTTACTAAAAATGCAAAACATACTATACTATAAGTATTAGCAGGTAAACCACCAATAAATTGCACTTCATTTACATTACCAATTTCATAATATTGATTATCAAAATAAACAACATCACCTATTTCAGGATGTATATTTCGTTCTTCTAATAATCCTCTATCAAATTTAAATGTTATATCTTGAAGTGTATCAGACCCAAATCCTTCATATTGAGTTGATTGTGCTTCTTTATCAATTAATGCGTATAGTTCTACACCAGTGTGCCAGGTTTTATTTAATGCTTCACCATAGATATTTATCTTCGTTTCATTTAAATTTATTTTATATAAAACGACAGTATTTTCTATAACAGTATCAACCAATTCTCTGGCTATACTTTTGAAAAAATCAATATCTCTACCTAATAAAAACTTTGGCATATTATCCTACATATATTTTAAGTGGAACTTTTCTCAACATTTCTTGCTGATGTGTTGATTCATGTGCTTTATTTTCCATCACATTTTTCCTACTCAATTCTTCCAAATTTTCTCTTAATTGGGTTATCAACATATCCTTCTCCACTTGTGCTTCAGCTCTCAATGCTGCTCCATCCAGTGATACTTCACCATCAGGTATCGGAACATTTGAGTATTTCTCTCTAATTGCTCCTAATAATTCTTTTGAAAGTGCTAATGTATATTTTCTAATCCATTGTTTACCAACATCGTTTATATTTGAGTATTGAATAAAATCATACGGAATATCTGAATAATCCGAAAGTGAATCTGCTTGAACAGTTTGAGAATCATGTTCAAATTCATCTCTACTTATGTATTCAAAATAAACTCTACTAACAGTTCCATCGGTAGGTACAGGAAATATTTCTAATTTATTATCTACTATATTAAATGTGTGAGCCGATTTACGAATATGGTCATTTAATTCAATTTGTTGCATTCTTAACACATCTTCGTAAATAGGCATCATTAAGAATTGTGCAGCAGGTGAAAAGTTTCCAAATCCTAATTCACTTATTAAATTTAAAGTACCTTGTGCTCCTACCGAATACGGGTCAAAGAATCGTGCAATAGCAGGAGTTGCTTCGTGATACACTCTAGTTACATCCACCGTTGAACTTCCTGTAAATAGTGTAGAAAACGATGCAGATGTTTCCACATCAACAGATGAACTCATTATGTTGTATTTCTGTTGTCCAGCAGTTAAATTGATATATGCTTTTTTAATTGAAGTTGAACCACCTACTCCTGCTAATGTACCATATTGTTGGGACATACGAACTGTTGTTGGTAAATATGAACCGTCTACAAGTGTTTGTGAATAATTTGAAACCTTACCTTTTGGCTGTCCTTTTAGAATATCAAGATTATTACGAAGATTGAATTGATTTATTTGTGCAGAATATTCCGAAACGGATTCTTCAAAACAGGCCCATATTTGTTGGTTATCTAATTCAATATTTACAATAGGATACCCCAATCTCTTTGCAACCCAAACTGCCGTTTTTGGTGCATCGGTTCTAAATTCTGCATCTGAATCATATAATCCAAACGGAGTTGCTTCCGCAGATGCAGATGCCGATAAAAATGCGGATGCCGTTGAGCCAGACCAATATGTGTTTATAGACATTTCTTAAAATTTATAGGTTTACTACTATAAATATAAGAATAAAAAAAGAGATAACATTTCTATCATCTCTTTTTCATTTTTAATAAAATTAAAACTATGTTAATCTAACTTTAACCGTACCTGTAGTGTGATACAATCCACCAACTGGAACGCCAGCCGATGCTGCAGCACCATCATTTGCAAAACTACCAGTAACATATCCAAATGAAGTATTTGCCATTTTAGTTGCAATACTACCACTCAATGAGGTAACAGAGGCATCGGTTGCCAGCCCATCACCATCCAATGTTACTTGTAAATCGGATACTAATATATATCCTAATTTACCATCTGCTTGTCTAGCTAAAATTTTGTCCGTACTTTCTACCGTATATGTTGGTAAATCTTTTGCAGTTTCCGTTATTGAATATCTTTCTTCTGGGTATGCCATTTGTTTATGTTTTTTAGTTATTAAATGATTACTCATATAAATATAAAAAAAAAGAGGGAACATCACTGCTCCCTCTAATTTAATTTAAAAACTCTAAATATTAAAGAGTATCTAAACCGTCAACTAAAACTTTACCATAGAATTCTGGTCTTACAATCTTTTTAGCGTAACGAGTCATAACACCTCTACGTGGAGTAAAGTTGGTTGGGTCGTACACTAAAGGAGTCATAATCAATGGTACATAAGGTGCGTAAACTGCTCCAGTCTCGAAGAAGTTAGAACCTTTGAAACCTAACAAGATTACGTTTTCAGTCATGTAAGGGTTTTTGTAAACATCGTATCTGTTAGAGATTTGTCCGATGTTAGTTACACCTGCTGCGAAAGTTAACGCATCTTTACCTGGGTTAGCAGAGAATCCGTTCATAGATTCCAAAATTGTAGCTACGTTTGGAGAAACAACAACGAAGTTTGCTCCACCTCTCATAGTCAATTGGTGAATCTTGTTAGATACTTTTTGTAATTTGATACCCAAAGTTTGGAACCAAGTGTTCTTCTGGTATGCTGAAGCTGCTGCCGCAGAAGAATCAATAGCGAATCCTGCACCATTCCACTCATATCCAACTTTTGCTGACCAATATTCAGTTGTGAATGCGTTCTGCTGCAACATCTCAAGGATTTCCAAATCAATCTCTAAAGAGATGTATTCAGATAACATTTGAGTTAATTCAGCTTCTGCATCTACAGAGTGATATGCGTTCAAATCTTGCGCCAATTCAGGAGTCCAAATTGCTTTCAACTTACGTGTTTTAGCAACGATAGGCTCTGATTTCAATTCCAATTCAATTTCTGGAATTGCCAAATCTGTTCCTCTATCTTCGAAATCTCCACGAGAGATATCAGTAGGTTGTTTGTGGTATGCCAACGATACACCAACAGTAGCCAAGTTTGATAAACCAGTTACAGTTGCAACGAATTCAACATTTGAACCGTTTTTAGTAGTGTATTGAGGGAAAATTCCATTTACTGCTGAACCAGTTAAGAATGTTGGTTCGAACGCTCTAACACCATTGAAATCTGCGTCAGATGGTAATGGAACTATGATTTTCTTCAATGTGTTACCTGCAAATGATGCAGAAACTGAACCCGAAGTTAAATCAAAATCGATATCAGCTAAAGATGCTGAAGCGAATGTTGAAGTGATTTCTGCAGTAGCATTGTTGATTGTGTATCCAAAACGTCCTGCGCCATACAAACCACCTTCAGCTGCTTGAGTTGAACCTAATTTGTTACCAGCTGGGGATAATGAATCTTTACCAAAAGTACCACCATTACCGAATAATGAAGAACCAGTAAAGTTTGGATTACCTGCTGGGTTAGTACCATATTTGAAATCCATGTAGAAGATAAGACCTGAAGGTAAGTTCATTGGTTGAACTGAAACGAATTCTTTCGCTGCAATAGAACCGAAGATTCTTCTTACCAAAGGTAGAGCAACACCAGCCCACTCTTCAGAACCTGAAGAAGTACCAGTACGAGTTGCCTCATCCAATAATTGCTTTGCTTGGTTTTCTAACATTACTGCCATACCATGCTTTGTAGTTTCAGAACCTACTCCTTCAAGTAGTCCTGTTCTTTCCCATTTGCCTTTCAAACCTCTGGTTTGCTCAAGCATCACGCTCTGTGGGTTCGCGCCGCTCATTAATTTTTTAATGTTCATTTTGAATGAATTTGTTTGTGTTATTTAATTATTTAATAATACCTGCTAATTTCTTAAATCTGTTAGCAAAATTAACCGATTCATTAATTACCGCTTTAGCTTGTGCAGGTTTTGTAGATTTAACTGCTTTACTAGCGATACCTTCTGAAATGGCTCTTTTAGTTAATTTGTTAGAAGATGTTGTATATTTGAAATTCTCTGCTAATGTAGAGAACACCAATTTAACCTCTCTAACTGATTTTGTTCTATCCAAAGTTTCAATCACTTTCACTTTTTGTTCGTTAGTCATGTTGTGTGCTCTGAATAATTTGTTTGCAAATAAAAGCTTCGCATTT